TGATGAAGCCCCTTCTCAGAAAACAGATAGAGAAGGTGGATTTGGTTCAACAGGTGTGTAAAATGAGTACACATATCTTAATTTTTAAATCTTATAGGAGTTTATTCTATGTTAGATAAAGTAACGGGCTGGATGAAAAGCCTAACAGATGCAGGTCTTGCACTTATCGCACTTGGTGTGGTTCTGCAAATTCTTTTTGGAGCAGCAGTTCCATTCATTGGTCTTGATGTTGTAGGCTCAGTAGTGGGTCTTGTCAAAGAACTTGGATCAGAAGGACTTGTAGGCTTAGCAGCAATTTGGGTACTTTGGGGAATTTATTCCAAGAAGTAAACTTATATCATCTGACAAAGGGTGATTAAACCCACCCTTTTCACTTTTTTTTACATTATGACTAAATACTATTATAGTAATTGGCAAATTGATGAAAAATTTATGAAGACTAAATATAAATTGATAGTAAAGGAATCGGGAAATTATACTTCAGATTCTTTAAGCAGTCTACTTTGGACTGTTTTCAAACATCGTTGCGAACATCTCTTCAAAGGAGAAGGTTGGCGCGACTGAGGTTGACCAATTGTGGTAACCTCTAATCCACGAATAGATTTTGTATTTCTGTTCGTGATTACTCCAAGTCTACGTGCTGAAGATTGGAGTGTAATATTAACCTCGCTTTAAAGGAGGCCCTATGTATACATTAGCACCACACACATTCCCCACACCACAAGACTTACAGAAAATGCTCGGATTCAGCGTTGGATTCGATGGATTTTTTAATCGTCTTACTAATATGGACATCGCCCAGTCGGGTTATCCACCATATAACATTCGCAAACTTAATGATTTACAATATGTTGTTGAACTAGCTCTTGCTGGTTTTTCAAAAAGTGATATTGAAGTAGAAGTAACTGAAGGTACTCTTACTGTTCGTTCTGCTACCGCGAAAGATGATGGGGCTGATAATGATGAAAACAATGAAATCGGTTTTGTACATCGTGGAATTGCCAAGAGAACTTTTTCTCGGGCGTTCCAACTGAGTGATGATATCATTGTTAAGAATGCTGATCTTAAAGACGGTATGCTTATAGTGAATCTGGAACGTGTAATTCCAGATGAGAAAAAGCCTAGACTGATTCCCATCGGTCAATAGCCACTGTGGTGCCCCCAATCTGAATCTCGCAAGATTGGGGGATTATAAATAAATATATAGATTAATTGAAACCTCAGTTTTAACACAATAAAGGATATACATGGCACACGCACATAAAGGTAAAAAGAAAGTATCTAAAGCAATGGGAGCAATTTTAAAAGCTCCTAAAAAAGCAGAAAAAGTAGTGAAAGCTGCTGAAAAATATGTTAATAAAACTCATTGGGATACTAAAGAAGCATTTGCTGCAGCAGTAGAAAAGTCAGGTGTTAATCCAAATGCAATAAATGTCAACGCAGAATGGGATCTTTATCAATCAGACACAGAAGGTTACAGGAATCATCTTAAATTAGAGAAATAAGGTAAAACTTAATAGGAGTATATGATGGCACAAAAAAGAAAAGTATTAAAAGAAGTTCTTTTTGATGATGTGGAAGAAAAAATAGAATATGATTTTTTGACCCGCGACCAGTTTTTTCAAAAAGTACCAGAAACACGGCCAATGTCGGTACGTGGTGTAGAAATGTGGGAAAGATACCTACAAAATCCGAAAGGATTTAAATTTTAGGAGAAAAATTATGTTACCATTATTATTATTCAATGTTATTTCTAGTCTTGTCGTAGACAAAGCAACAGATTTAGCAACCGAGCATGTGGAAAGTATGATAGATGATTTACTTCCAGATAGTGCAAAAAAAGAGTTAGATAAAGTTATAAAAGCTGATCCTTCACATACTTTTGCAAATGCTAAAGATGCATTGATGGGAGCAGTTGAAGGTAAATTGCCCATAATTAAAGCTGATGGGACACTTAAACCAATAGAAGTAACCTTTACTGTTTCATATGATCCCACAAGTGGATCCATTGATATTCAGAAAGGTTTGTGATATGGCTGATATAGTAAGAATATCAAAGAATTTTGCTTTATCAGAAATGGTGAAGAGTGCTACAGCAGAACGATTAGGTGTGGACAACTCACCTAATTTAATACACCTTGTGAATCTAACACATCTTGCAATACATATCTTGCAACCTGTTAGAGATAAGTTTGGAGTTATTACAATTAATTCTGGCTATAGAAGTCCTGCACTTAATGCAAAAGTAGGCGGTTCTAAAACAAGTCAGCATTGTAATGGACAGGCCGCAGATTTTGAATCTTTTTCTACACCAAATCCAGACCTTGCGTTATGGATTACTAAGAATTTAGATTTTGACCAAATCATCTTAGAGTTCTACGATGGAGTTGATCCGAATAGTGGATGGGTACATTGTAGTTACAATTTGATGGGAAATCGTAGAAAAATACTTACTGCACTTAAAACTAAAAGTGGTGTAGTATATAAGAATGGTTTTGTAAGTAAGTGAAGACAAGGGGAACCATGAAATACGTATGGTTAATATATCTTCAATTTCTATTTGTTGCCGGACAATTCAATGCAAAAAAGAATTGGATTGACAAACACATTTTAATATGTTATAATAAGTTAGATGAATTAAATGTTGATTATGTTAAGTTTCACGATTTTGATAAAAAGAATAAATGAGTTTTTATACAAATGTACACCGCCTGGGAAATAATATTTTATTCCGTGGCATCTCTAATGATGGCCAACGATTCAAAGATCGTGTAGAGTATAAACCAACACTCTATATTCCTACCAAAGAAAAAACTAAATTTCGGACTCTTGAAGGAAAACCAGTTGGAGAAATTCAACCTGGCAATATGAGAGAGTGCCGAGATTTCATTCGTAAGTACAAAGAAGTTGACAACTTCAATATTTACGGTAATGATAAGTTTGAGTTTTCTTTTATTGCAGAATACTTTCCAGAAGAACATATTGATTATGATTTTTCACAAATTCGTATTGCATATCTTGATATTGAGGTGGCCTCAGAAAATGGATTTCCAGATATTGATAATGCAAATGAAGAAGTAACGGCCATTACAGTTAAGATAGATAGAAAGTGTTATGTTTTCGGTAGAGGCGAATTCGTTCATGAAAGAGAAAATGTTTTTTATTTTCGTTTTGATAGCGAACGGGCATTACTTCAAAAGTTCTTTGAAATGTGGGATAAGGAATCACCAGATATTGTTACAGGGTGGAATATAGAAACATTTGATATTCCATATTTGGTTAATCGTGCAAAACGGTTATTTGATGAAAAAAGAAATCCATTTCGATTACTTTCGCCCTGGAAAAAGGTTCATGCGTATACAATGTTTGGAATGGGTGGAAAAGAACTTCAAGCGTATAACATAATTGGTGTGGAAATACTTGATTATTTACAAATGTATCGTAAATTTACTTATACTAATCAAGAATCATATCGACTTGATCATATTGCATTTGTGGAATTGGGAGAACGTAAACTTGATTATTCTGAACAGGGTTCTCTTCATCTTCTTTACAAAAACGATTATCAGAAGTTCATAGAATATAACATTAAAGATGTAGAATTAGTTGAAGAATTAGATAGTAAATTAAAATTACTTGAAATGTTAGTTGCACTTGCATATCTTTGTAAAGTGAATTATGGAAATACATTCGGCCAAGTTCGGATGTGGGATACATTAATTTTTAATAATCTTCTAAGAAAAATATTGTTATTCCACCAAAGAAACATTCCAGCAAATCTATTCAGTTTGAGGGTGCGTATGTGAAAGATCCTATTATTGGGGCACACAATTGGGTTGTGAACTTTGACTTGAACTCTCTGTATCCACATTTAATAATGCAATATAATTTGAGTCCTGAAACATTGATCACAGATGAATTGCCTAAGGAATTACAAAAGATTAAAGATGAACGGCCGGGTGTGAGTGGATTGCTTGATCAAACACAATCATTGGATGGTTTAGAAAAATACAATCTTACTTATACTCCAAACAATGAATTTTATCGAAAGGATGTACAGGGATTTCTGCCAGAGATGATGCAGGACATTTATAATAATCGTGTAAAGTATAAGAAAAAGATGATTGCAACCAAGAAAAAGTTGCAGAAGGAAAAGGATGGAGATAAGAGAGTAGAATTATATAAACTGATTTCTAAGTATCATAATATGCAGAATAATCTAAAGACTACACTCAACTCTGCTTTTGGTGCAATGGGGAACGAACACTTTAGATATTTTGACCAACGAATTGCCGAGGCTGTTACAACATCTGGCCAACTTTCAATTAAATGGATCGAAAAAGAAATCAATCGATATTTGAACGAAATACTTAAACCAGAAGAAGAAAAAGATTATGTCGTGGCAGTAGATACAGATTCGGTTTATATTTGTATGGATGATTTGGTAAAAACAATTTATGGAGATACGATTGATGATAAAAATAAAGTAGTTGATTTTTTAGATAAGGTTTGTTCTGAACAAATGGAAAAAATCATAGATACTTCTTATCAGAAACTTGCCGAATATGTAAATGCATATGACCAAAAGATGGTAATGAAACGTGAAAATATTGCAGACAAGGCCCTATGGACTGCAAAGAAACGTTATATTATGAATGTGTATGATGCAGAGGGTGTTCGATATGAAGAACCACAACTCAAAATTATGGGGATTGAAGCAATTCGTTCTTCAACTCCAGCTGCGTGTAAACAGAAGATGAAGGACATATTCAAAATCATTATGAATGGTACTGAAAATGATGCGATAAATTATATTGATGAGTTCAGAGAAGAGTTTCGGACATTGAAAGCAGAGAATATATTTTTTCCTCGTTCTGTTCGGGGAATATCTAAGTATCATGATGCGGCCCAATTGTATATTAAAGGTTCGCCAATTCATGTAAAAGGGGCATTACTTTATAATAAACTTCTCAAAGACAAGAAATTAACAAATGATTATCCATTGATACAAGATGGTGAAAAAATAAAGTTTGCATATCTCAAGAAACCAAATACTACTGGTGGAGAAGTGATTGCTATTCTCAATCAGTTGCCACCTGAGTTACAGTTAGAACAATACATTGACTATGATAAAATGTTTCAAAAATTTGGTTGAGAAAA